GCGATGCGGGTATAGTTCAGAGGTAGAACGTCAGCTTCCCAAGCTGAATGTCGCGAGTTCGATTCTCGCTACCCGCTCCAACACTTAGCTGCAATTCGTCATCACGGTTTTGCAGGTCATTTTGCAAAATCCGTTCCCTTCTTGATCTGGTTGATACGCTCGATACGGTTCCGAACGGCTGCGGCCCGGCCGACGTAACGGTGAATAATTCTCTTCACACTCTCCTCCGTCCAACCGACGATCTCGGCGATCTCCCGCTCGGAAAATTCGGCGAGGTAGAGACGGGTGATCGCAGTGCCTCGAAGGTCGTTGAAGTGCAGGTCGGCGTCGCCCATGCCTGCATCGGCCCAGGCCCGGCGCCATGCCGACGTGAAGCCATTGGCGGTCACAGGGCGGCGGCTGTCGTCGTAAGTGAGGACGAGAGGCCCGCGCTTCGGGATGCTGGCCAGCACCGTCTCCAGATCGGCATGGAGCGGGATCAACGCCTTGATTTTGTCGCGGCTCTTGCCGGTGCGGATTTCGATTTCATCCGATCCGATATGCGACCAGCAGAGCTTCAGGAGGTCGCCTCGTCGCAGGCCGGTGTTGACTGCAAGCAAGATCATCCGAGCCAGCCATGGGGGCGCCGTCTTGGTCATCCGCTCAATGTCAGTTTCTGACCAGACGATGTCGGCCCGGTCGCTGTCATAGAGCTGTTTGAGGCCGATGCAGGGGTTAGCGCCCAGCCTCCCCTCGTTCACCCCGAAGGAGAGCAGGGCTGAAAGGACCTGAACGGCATAGTCAGCTGTGCGAGGAGTGTCGCGATACTGGTTCCGCCACTTGCGGATGATGGGTTTGATCCGGTCGTGGCGGTCGAAAGCGGCAATCGGGAAGTCGCCGTAATAGATGGTGATCTTGTCGAGCCACCGGGCGCGCTGACGCCGCGTGCTGTCCGCCAGGTCATTGTATTCGGGGCTCGCCTTATACAGCGTGACAAGCCCTCGGATCTTGCCGGTGTCTGTCGGACGCCGTTTCGCCAGCGCTTCCTGATAGGACGCGATGAACTCGGCCGATCCCTTCTCTCCATGGATACGGACAGCCCCTTTCTCGCGGCCCAGGTAGTAACGGATTTCGCCTGTCCGCTTGTCGCGAACCGCGTTCACCCCTTTAAGCTTAACCGTCACCATTGGAGACCTCGAATTTGGTAAGGAAGTCGCCCACCGGATCGTTAGCCGGCTGGACGTCTAAGCCCTCAAAGTCGAAGGTGAAGCCGCCATCACGTGTGAAGGCGATGCGTCGCGGCTTCAGGCCTGCAGCAGTAACGCCGGCCAAAGCCGCGCTCAGGTCGCTTTGGCGGATGCCGGGCGTTTTAGCCATCAGTCCGGCCTCCACCGGAAGCCGTCTCAGGTACGTCGACGAGAAGGCTGTCGATCTTCGATTTCAGCAGTTGACCTAAAGGCGTGGACCGTTGGGCGGCGATTATCTCGTCCGTGATTGTGGCGAACGGCCCTGAGCGTTTCACGAAGAGCTTTCCCATGGAAAGCAGATCTAGGATGATCATCGCGCCAGCCAGGCGCGGGTCGCCAGGATCGATATGGCCGAGCGGCTCTTGGGGTGAACCGTAAAAGTCGAACGAGCCATCCGCCCACTGGATGAAAAAGTATCCAGACTGCGTGTCGATGTGGCCGATCGGCCTTAGGATAGCATCGGCCATTGAGTTGGCGCGCCATTCCCAGATGTATCGCGCCCGGTCCAGAGAGTGCACCTCGCCTATCCAGTCCAGGCGGTCTCTGCTGCCGCTCAGATATTCTTCCGCGGGGCCTTGATAGGCCGACCTTTCTAGAAGCGCGGACCGAATGATCCGCGCGCCTAGCTTGGAGGCAATGCCCTTAAAATTAAGAGGGCCGAGTCCACAGTCCGCGAGCGCTTTGAGCGCCATCATGGCTCCCACCTCAGTGGGACCGAAGCTAGCGGTCCTCCCTTCGATAGCGGGCAGGATACCACGGCGCCGCCAATCGCGTTGAAGCGCCACATTCACGCCGCTGATCTTCGCGGCCTCGGCAGGTGTGAAGAGGGTTGTTTCGATCATGCGTGTTACGTCTCACGGATATGGGGGCGTGTCAACTGACACGTGAGGCGTGACACGGTCGGTCAGGGCGGCCAACTCCTCGCCTGGTCCCGTATTCTCGCAAGCTGGCAGCAACAGCGGCCCGAGGGCAGCGACAGTCATTTCGCCACCTGCACACGGGCGGTCGCCGCGTGGGCCACATCCGCCAAATCGTCCATCATGAGCGCGAGGTGCCTCACCACGACCCAGCGGCAGTATTCCGCCTCCGCCCTGTCCGACGAGACGGCTCGCTCGGCAGCCTCGACAACCGCATTGCGAGCCCTGTCCGCCCACTCCATCAGACTTGCGATCACCTGACCGCCAGGGCTGTAATCGTCGCGTCCCTGGCAACGGGGCTGATTGAGGATGCTGAATGCCGCTTCATCAACGGCGGTCAGGGCATCATAGATCGCCAGCAGGTGACGACCAGACAGGTCCGAAATGCTCAGAGCTTCGAGAGCGGGGAGGGCCTGAACTTCAGGCAAAGGTGTGCTATTGGCGTGGTCAGCCATGACGTGATCCTTCGTCGATCCGTTTCGGTTAGGGCCGTGAGCGAGGTTGCAGCCTTGCTCCGGCCTGCCATTACCGATATTGGTTAATCATGTCGGACGCAATAGCCAATATTGGAAAACGAAGAGGGCGACCACCCACTGGCGCCACGCCTGTCATGGTGCGCCTTGGGCCGGACCAGCTCGCGGCTCTCGACAAATGGATTTCCGAGAACGACGCTACCCTGACGCGGCCCGCTGCGATTCGGGCGATCATTGAGAAGGTAATCACGTGAACGACGAGGAATGGGCGCTTATGCTGGACACGGTGAACGCTTTTGAAGTTCGCCTGTCGGCCGCGATTCTCGAGTTGGACGGCATGGAGGACCCCAGCAGCTTGTCGGAAATCATCGCATTAGGCCAGGCCATCCAAGCCATGCGCGGAGCAGTGGATAGAGAAAAGGCAGTGCGCGAAGACGCTCGCAAGGGCGGTCACATCGATAGATTGCTTAATAACCAGCCCTAAGCCGCAGCTTTGGAGGCGACATGAACGTCCTGAGCGCTAGAGAACGCACAGCGCTGGATAAACTTGCGCTTGAGCACACCGATTTTCTCATAGCGGGCCAGCTGGTTGGGGTCGGCAAGATCACCATGGCCCGCCTGGTCGATCTTGGTTTAGCCGAAGTTGGGCCGTCACAGCGGTACTACGGCGAGCAGGGGTGGCGGATCACTTCGGACGGTTGGCGCTGCATGTACGGCAAGACTTATGAAGAGATAATGGCTCCGGGGGAACCGCCCGTCCGGCCATTGCGTGTGTGGATCTGGCCCCGCGAGTCGGCTAGCTGATCAACTCACAGAGCTCATACCCTGTGGGGAAGGTGTTTAATTGCCTTGCACCGAATCTGAACGCCGTGATCCTTCGCTCATATGAGCAAAGTGCCTGAGAAATTTGTCTACTACTTCTGTGACGAGTCTTCTCAGGTGGACGACGAATTCATGGGAGTCGCGGGGCTGGCCGTCCCTGACGTGGCGCTTACCAGGATCACCGACGAGTTACTCGAACTAAAAGAGCGGCACGGCAATCCGACTGAGGTAAAATGGTCTAAGGTCAAAGACCGTAGGGACTGCCCGTGGACCGCGTTCGCCGATTATTTTGAGCGGGAGGTGAAGGCGCAGCATATCCATTTTCACGTTCGGTTCGCTCCGTTCACGAAATACGATCACAAGCTTAGCGGTCCGCAGCAGAGAGCCGATACGACAGGCAAAATGCACTTTCAGTTGCTGCTGCACCGAGCGGTTCGAATCTATGGCCCGCATTACAAGCTGAGAATCAGGCCAGACAACGGAACCTGCACTTCAACGTTACCCAAGATGGTCGATCGGCTGCACTGGATGGGGCAGTCGCAATATCAGACGCCTCACGATTGTATTGACAGCATCCAGTGCCTGGATTCCGAGCGTGAGATCCTGCTCCAACTGCTCGACGTGCCACTAGGTGCTTTCACCGCTATCCGTAATGCACGGCAACTCGGCGGAGCGAAAACTCGGCTAGCTGAACATATTCGAGCGAAGTGGCCGGACATCAAAATCGAGGGGAACTCCCCGAAAAATGTCATCGACTTTTCTGTGTGGAATGTGATGCCGAGCGGGCCAAAAAAGCGCGGCCCCTGGAGCTAGCCAGCAAAACTGACGATCCGGCACATGCCAAAGGTTTCGCTCCAAGGACATCCCTTCGTAGCACGGTTATCCGCGAGAGGCCAAGGAGGCCGAACAATCTTGGCCACACAAGCTCATGCCGGGTCCAGGAGCAGACGGAACGTCACAACGCTATGGGCCGTCAAGCCGTCACGGTCGACCATGTGCCGGGTTTCTTCGAAGTCCTGCACCGTGGTGTAGAAGCCCGCGATGGCCAGCGGGACCCGCATGACGTGACGGATTGCAGCCGCGATGTTGCGCGCCTCGCGCCGGCTGGCCCCTACATCGTCCTCGACCTGGCTCCAGACGTGGATGGTTGTGTAGACCTCCGAGCTGGCTAGACACTCAGTCTCGTCCCCGATGACCTGATCATCGCCCAAAACGAGGTGAGGGAAGGCGGCAGCGATAGGCGCCGACATGGTGTAGAGACGGACGGTGCCTCCCATAGACGTCTTGACCGCGTCGGACTGGCGCAGGGCGGCCTCCAGCGCGTCGCTCAGCGCATTGCTTGGATCGCTCATCCGGTAGCTCCTCCGAGCATGGCCAGCACCTCGATGAAGCCCTTGTCTCGGGCGGGCGCCACGGCCGTGATGTTGAACTTGTCCGCCGTCTTCCGAGCATTGACGGCCCTCCAGCCCAGGGTGATCGCCTTGGCGGCCGTGCTGTCACGGATCAGGATCGACACGGGCTGACGACGCTCCAGGCGATAGCCCAAGGCCGCCTCAGAACCGCGCATCCAAACGATCTCAGCCCACACGGTCATCACCGGGGCGAAAGGGCCGAGAGGGTCGCCGTTCGCATCGGGCTGCCGCGCCTCGAAGGTGATGCGGTCTTTCAGGGCTCCAGTTGCAGGCATCCTATTGCTCCAGCTTTTTGGCGGTGTTGCGCAGCACGCGTAGGAGCGCGGAGCGCACGCGCTTCTTGTGTCGACGATAATTCGGGAAGAAGAACGGCTGGGCGGGCGTTGCCGCGTGGCCCCGCGATCCCTTGGTCATGACGGCCGTGCGCCTGAACCGCCGATCCTGCCGGGGGGCCTCGGCAGCCGTGGCCTTAGTGCCGAACTCGACCATGTTGGCGTAAAAGGCTTTGTCGTCGCCGGCGCTTACGCGGACGACAACCTGATCAGCCTCGTCCTCGATCGGTTTCACCGCGATGCTGTCGCGCAGATCACCGTCATCCTCTGGTGCGTCGCGTCGCATGTCCTTTGCCATGTTCTCGCCAGAGCGCAGGAGCTCGGCCTCGGCGGCGCGTTGAAGCTCTTTCGGGACGGCCCGCATCCGCTTCGTGATGTTGGCGATGGCGGTCGCGCTCAGTTTCCGGGCCACATCGTGCTCCACATTTCTGCACCGTCCTGGCCAGCGATTGTCACGGCGCGACGGTGGTAGATGGCGCGGATCTCGGCCTCTGGTCCGCCCTCCATCAGCTCAGCCATAGCTGCGCGATCTTCGTCGTCGCGGGCGAGCAAGCCGACGACCTGCGATGAGGTCTGGGTCCGACCGTCCGGGAGGATTTGGAGCCAGTGGCCCACGAGTTGCCCGCCAAGGCCGGCCATCTGGTCGCGGGCGATCATGGCGCGATCTTCGGCTTGCTGAAGGCCGGCCGCGAAGATCAGGTCATCAATGCAGAAGTTCGGGATCCGTTCTTCAAGCGGCCCCATATCGATCAGGGGCGGCTTCAGAAAGAAGGAGTACTCCACGTCAGCCGGGGCGAAGTTGTCGCCGGAAGCGAAGCTGAAGGCGACCATTTTCCCGCTCTCTGGGTCGTGGCCGAAGAGATAGACGGTTGAGGTCCCGATGAAGCCTTCTGCAATCGCCTCACCCCAAAGGGCCATCAGCACGGGCTTCGCTTCGGCGGCAAGTTCTCTGACGTGGCGCGCTAGCGTTCGACAGGCGACATAGTCGTCAAACCGGCGCACCAGTTGATGACTGCCGGTGCCGGCAACTAGGAGCGACATGTGAGGATGGGAATAGACTTTGGTGGCGGACGCCATCGGAGTCTTGTCTTGAATAGTCATCAGCGTGTCGGTGAGCAGGAAGATGCTCTCCTCCGACAGGCTCCAGTTAAGCAGCGTCATGGAGCGGGCCTTTCGATAAGGGTGCCAAGGCCGCCGACCCGTTCGCCGGTAGCAAGGCCGACCGCGCCGCCGGCGGCGTAGCCCGGCAATGAGCCGCTGTTGATGGCGTCGAGCAGGGGCCGGAAGCGCTTGGCCTGCTTCGCGTTGATCACGTGTTCGCCATTGGACAAGCGGGCAATGATGCTGTCGCTCGTACCGGTACCGGGGCCTTGGACCTTGCCGCCACTGTCAAAGCCCGGAAGCATGGCGCTCGTCAGTTTGGAGAACCACCCGCCGCCCGACGCCATACTGCTGAACAGGGTGCTCAGAACCTGTTCGAGCTGGTTGAACGCGGCGTCCCGAAAGCGATAGCCGATCTCTTCCCCGATGTTGCCGGATCGCAGGATGTCCGTGAACGACCGCGCCATCGCGCGCCCCTGATCATCGAAAATCGCCTGCTGCGCCCGCAGCCCGCTGGCGATGGCGTCCGCGAAGTCCTGGCCGGACTTGTCGTCGAGCGGGCGAATATCGGGCGCCTTGGCGGGCTCCAGGCCCATAGCCGCATAGCCGCCCTCCAACTGTGCCGCGCGGGTGATGCTGATGATACCGGCATCCACAGCGGCCTTGAGCCGGTCGCGCACCTGGGCGAGGTCCACGGCGGCCTTTTCCGTGTCCGACAACAGGTCGTAGGCCAGCCTGTCGATCTCGGCGCGCAACTGCTCGACAAGGCGGGCCTCGTCGCTGATGGCGCGCGCCGCCCCGCCCCGACCGCCCTTGCCGGTTCCAGCGCCAGTAGCGACGCCACCACCGCCCTCGCGCAATCGCCGCGCCTCTTCCGCCCAAACCTCGTCAGGGATGGCCGCCACGCGCCGCGCTTCGCCATCGAGACGGCGCAGGCTCGCCAAGCCGTTTTGTATGGACTGCTCGATATCCGCGTCAGACGCGCCGTTCGATACCAGCGCCTTCCACTCCCCGGCGAAGAACCTCATGCCCCGCTGCCAGCTTTCGCCGATGCTCGGGGCGTTTCGGCCGGAGAAGTTCAGTTCGTCCCAGAAGTTTTGACGGCGTGTAGCGCGCGACCCCAGCTGCAGCGTGGCGGTCGATTGGCTCACTTCGCGCCGCTGGTCCTCGATCTCTTCCAGCCTCGCCGCGCGCCTGGCTCGGGCCATGTCATACAGCGCGGCCGCTGCGCCTCGGGTCTCGCCTGCGAAGGTCTTCATGCGCCCGGCCGCGGTGACAGCCTCGCCGCCGAGGTCGCCTATGGCGCCTGCGCCCGTGGCCGCATTTGTCGCCGCCGTCTGGATCATGTCGTCTGCGCGGTCGATTGAGCCGCGAAGATCGCCCATTGCCCTGTCGAGGTTCTGAGCCTCCAATGCGACGGCGGTCAGCCCGGCCGTCAAAACGGTCAGCGTCGCCACCACCGGGTGGGCGCGGATAAGCATCAGGGCCTTGTCGAGGTTCTTGGTCGCTGCACCGGCCGCGAGCGCGCTGGCGACATAGCCGACGCCCCAGGCGGCCGTGAGGCCTCCCACCACCGGCACGATATGGTCGATGTTCTGCGTCAGCGCTGCGATGGCGCCCGCCATGCGATCGCTTGCGCTCAACGCCTTGTCTTGCTCCCCGACATAGCGCAGCAGTTCGTTCCGCAAGCCGGTCAGCGACTGCCCGATGGTCAGCGTCGCGTCCTTGGCCTGACGCTCAACCTCAGGGAAGCCCGTCATCAACGCCGCGAAGAAGGCTTTGCTGCTGACTTCGCCCGCCACCACCTGCTGGCGCAACTGCCCGACAGAAACGCCCATCCCCCGCGCGGCGGCCTGGGCGATGATAGGCGTCGCCTCCATGATCGAGTTCATTTCTTCCGCCCGGACGGTCCCCGCGCCGAGCGCCTGCGATAGCTGCATCAGGGCGCCTGACGCCGCCTGTGAGGATGTTCCCTGAACGCGGAGGCTTGCCGTCACGCCGTCGACAAACTGGAGCAGTTCGGCCTGACTGACGCCAAGTTCGCCAGTCGAGAGCGCGAGGCGCCCATAAAGGTCGCCCAGGGCACTGATCTCCACCCCGTTCATGCTGGCGCTCTTGAACAGGTGATCTTGAACCTGTGCCAGCTCTTGCCCTGCGAGGCCCGCGACCTTCAGCCGGTTCTGGAGCGCCGTGAAGGTGTCCGCCATGCGCGTGACCTCCCGAACGCTGAAAGCGCCTGCCAGGGCGACAGCCCAGCGCTTGATGCTGCCGGTCATGTCGTCGATGCCGGAGGCCGTCCCTTGGAAGGCCGCGCGGGTTTTCAGAGCATCCTTGTCCAGCTTCTTGTTGGCACCCTCGAAGCGCTTCTCGATCTTCCGGAGATTGGCCTCTGTCTGGTTGGCGGCCTGCTGCATCGAGCGCTCGAACTGCTTGATGTTCGCGCGCAGATCGACGGCGAGGACTGAGTTATCATTCGCCATCGTCGTCGTCCCCCGGGGTGACGGTGACTTCCTGTGGAGACAGGCCGGCCTCGGCGATCTCTGCATCGATGCCGAAGATCGCCACGCTCATAATCGTCTGGGCGAGGGGCAGGGCGTCGGCGATGGGGCGCTGGCGGCAGAACTTGTCGAAGATCTGGTTTGCCTCCGACATGCCCCGCGACCCGAAGTGGCCGGTGATGAGGGCGGCGATCACGGTGTCGTAAATGTCCTCTGGGCTCCACATGCCGGTGACGAGGCGCTGGAGGCGGGCATAGGGGTCGCGTATCGGGTAGAGCGTGAACTGTGAACTGAGGTCGATCTTGAAGCGGTGGACGCCGCCGGCCCATTGCAGGCGGGCGTAGGTAACTCTCTCGGACATGGTGTGATCCTGGGCGGGTTGATGGGTCATGCGAACGCGAGCTCCTCGAAGACCTCGGACTCGTAGATGCTTGGCCCGCTCTCGGAGGCTTGGGCGCGCGCGATCGCCATGGCGGCCGCTACGGCGCCGTCGATCTTCTCGGCGGACTTGAGTTTGCTGAAGCGGGCGGTGTCGCCCATCGGGCCTCTGTCGATCACGGCGTTGCCGAAATTCCACCGCAGCACCGGGTGGCCGCCGTGCCGGACCTTTCCAGAAAGGAGGGCGCGTTCGGTTTCCTTCACCGCCGGGGTCATGGTGATCCAGCCTTGGCGGAACTGGACGACGTTGATCCCCATGTCCTGGAGGCGCGGAACGATCCCGGCGCTCATGGCGGGGTCGATGGCCAGCTCCTGGATGAGGTACCGCGAGGCCATGTCAGCGATGACCTCCTCGACGTGGCCGTAGTCGATGACGTTGCCAGGGGTGGCCGTCAGGAAGCCCTCTTCGACCCACCGGACGTAGGGAATCTGATCCCGTTCCTGACGCTTGGCGAGATTGTCCTCCGGGCAGAAGAAGTGGGGCAGGAGAACATAGGAGCCGTTGTCATCGACAAAGGCTGCGACAACCGCCGTCAGGTCTTGGGTCGAGCTCAGGTCAACGCCCAGCCAGCAAGGTCGACCTTCGAGCTCGGCCATGTCGATAGGATCTGCGCAGCGGTCGTACACGTCCATGTCGAGCCAGGGGGCGGGCGCCCCGTCGCTCCACATGTTCAAATAGTACCTCTTGAAGGCCTCACGCTGCGCCGGGATTTCGGCCGCCTGCCGGGCGCTCTCGCGCATCTCGTCGATGCGGCGGAAGCCAGATGCGACAGCGGGGTTCACGGCGCGCCAGACGTCCTCATCCAGCCAGTCGGCGTCTTTATCGGCCTCGAAAAGGACGGGTAGGAAGGTGTCGTCCACCACCGTCCCGTTAGCGACCTTCTTGGCGTAATCGTAAAGCTCCCAGGCAAGCCCTTGTGTGCCACTGCCGGCCGTGGTGATGACGATGGTCAGGGGCTCCTCGCGCTTGCCCATCGAGCCGCGCAGGACGTCCCACAGCTCGCGTTTCGGCCAGGCGTGAACCTCGTCGGCGATGAGGCAGCTGATCGATAGGCCATGTTTGCTGTAGGCCTCGTGAGAGATGGCCCGCATGGTCGAGCGCAGGCTCTCCTGCTTGATAGTCTTGTAGCTCGGCAGCACCCTCGTGCGTTTCTTGAGCGCGGGCTCCTGGGCGATCATGCCGGCGGCCGCGTTGTAGGCGATCGATGCCTGTTCGCGGTCGGAGGCCGCGACGACCACCTGTCCGCCGGCTTCCTTCTCGGGGCCGACCAGATGCAGAAGGCCAAGGCCTGCGCAGAGCGTCGTTTTTCCGTTCCCGCGAGGGAGCAGGATGAAGACCGTCCGGATTTTGCGGCGCCCGTCTTCGGCCGTGTCGCCATAGATGCGCTGGACGATACGGCGCTGCCATTTGGCCAGCTTGAACCGCTGACCGGCCAGCCGGCCCTCATGCAGTTTCAGCAGCTCGATGAACTTCACCGCGCGCTCGCCGCGCCCATGCGGGTCAGGCAAAGGGGTGTCGTCAGTCCACCAGGCCACCGAAGCCTCCTTCGTCATCGTCTCCGTCGTTGAGGGCGGGGCGTGAGCGAGAAACGGGCGTTAGACCCAGCTCAGCAGCTAGCTGGCGTTGGATGGTCATGGCGGTGTGCATGACGCGGATGGCAGGGTGCGGCCGGGGCGAACCGTTCTGCCCCTCGAAGTAGGCGCTCGGGAGCGCCGCCAATGTCTTCTGACAGTCCCGCACCTGGCCGCTAACCAGACAGTAGCTTTCGAGCCCTCCGAGATCAGCCACGGTCAGGATCTTGCGTTCGGTCAGGATGGGCGCAACCCGGTTCCATTCGGCCTTGGCGGACGACGAAAGCCATGCCGGGGGCTTCGGGGCTCCCGCGAGGGGTTTAGGATCGGCCTTCATGTTAGGCTTGGTGCCGCGCATCAGCCAAAGCTCCACTCGCGGTACTCGCGAAGGATGTCGAGCGCGTCGCTCGGAATGGGGACGCCGTTGCGCGCCTCATAGAGGGCGACGACGTGCATCTTGACGGCGGAAACCAGGGCGGCCGGCTCGGGCACCTCCGTGCCTAGCGAAAGGTAAGATCGGCAGGCCTCCTCGGCCGTATTGATCATCTGTTGGATTAGGGTGTCGTCTTCGCTGAAGTCGACTTTGAGATGCTGTTTCATGTCGCCAAGCGCGACCACCGGATCAGCCATTGGCCTGCTCCTGACGTTGCTTTCTGCTGGAGTGGCAAGGCGAGGCGGCCAGCGGCTGCCAGTTCTTGCGATCCCAAAAGATCTTCATGTCCCCGCGATGCGGGATGATGTGGTCGACCACGTTCGCCTTGCGCCCGCAGCCGCAGCGGCAGAGGCGGTTCTCTGGGCGAGCCAGGAACTCAGCGCGGGCCTTGTCCCACTTGCTGTCGTATCCGCGCTCTCGAGCGGACGGGCGCCGGGCGTCATAGGCTTTCTTGCGCGCGGCAGCGCAGGCAGGGCAGCGCCCCGCCTGGCTGACACGGCCGCAGCCGCAAATGCTCGGCGCCTGGATCGGCATCAGGTCACCGGAGCGTGAGCGGGGCGGCCGAAGATCGCCACCGCCGACAGGGGCGTCGGGGTTCCGTGCGTGCCGCTGAAGTCGGGCGTCAGGCGCACATACCGGGCGTCGCCAATGTAGCCGAACTTCGTGACGGTCGGAGCCGCGTGGGCCGTCTTCAGGGCCAGCACGATCCCGTCGTCGGCCGTCAGGTCGAGGCCGACCACGTCCTTGGCCGGGACGTCGTTCCAATCCTCGCCGTCGTAGCTGTCCTCCAGCACGAACTCGATCTTGTTCGTGCCGGTGAAGGTGATCCCGCCGACGCCCACGTGGATCGCGAACGTGGCGGACGCGAAGCCTTGCCGGTCAATGGTGACCGGTGCGACGTCGGCCGCATAGGCGCCCGGCGCGACGGCCGTGACGATCTTCAGGGAGTTAGATTGTTCACGCATGGTCGCTGTCTCCTCAGCTCGTGGCCATTTTCAGCTTGCGGAAGGCGTCGGGACGGACGGTGCCGGCGCCGACACGGCGACGGCCGTGGAAGCGAACCAGACCCTCGGTGGCGACGGTGTAGGGGTCGCGCAGGACTGACAGGCCGACCCGATCCGCGATGCGGTAACCGGAGCCGAAGTCGCCATAGATGACCGGAGTGGCGTCGGCGGCGATGTCAGGCATGTCGACGGCTTCGATCACCGGGCGGCCCAGCAGGGTGGCCGGTTGGCCCGCCTGGATGGAATCCTGCCAGAGGAAGCGGCCGTTCTCGTCCTTCAGGAGGCGATAGGCCGCGATGGCTGAGCCGTTCAGCATGAACGAGCCGCGGTTCCGATAGGTCGGGGGCAGGTCGTACATGAGCCGGATCAGCGCATCGGCTGAGACGTTGGCGGCGTGGCCGTTTGCTACCGTGGGGATCGCGGCGTCGTTCAGAATGCCGACCGGCTTTTTGACCCCGTCGCCGATCAGGAAGGCCACGCCCTCCAGTCGTCCGAACTCCTCGGCGAAGTCGCTGGCCAGTTCAGAGGCCAGGTCGATGGCGCTGTCTTCCAGGAGCCAGTTGCTGACGTCGATGTAGGCGGCCATTTCGTGAATATCGATGCCGGCCTGTCCGTAGGTCGGTTCGGTCTTCGGGCGCTCTTCGGTTTCGCCCACCCACTTGGCGGTGATCGTGCCGGTGCGCTTCGGCCAGACGATCCGGCCCGCAGTGGTTTGCGTGACGCGGGCGGCAGCGCGGATGGGGCTGATTTCGACCAGCTCTTTCTGAAGCTGGGCCTCAAACTGCTCGGGGGCCAGGAAGCCGCCCTTGCTGTCGTCCGAGACGATCAGCGCCTTGCGCTCTTCGGCGATCAGGGACTCGGTGCCGCCACGGACGAAGCCCCAGAAGGCCTTCTCTTCCAGTTTCGGCTCGTCGTCGGTGCCTTCGCCCGTGCCCGGGCGCTTCAGGGCGGCGATCTCGGTCTTCAGGCCCTTGATTTCGTCCTGCGACGTCTTCAGGGCGCCGTCGACGGCAGCCTTAACCTTGGTGTCGACCGACTTCTCCAGGTTGGCCAGGGCTTCCTTGACCTCCAGATCGTCGCCGTCTTCCGGGGCGTTTTTGGTTTCGAGAATGGGATGTTTCAGCATTTTGGTGGTCTCCTAAGCACGCAGGGCGGCGGCAGCCGCGTTGAGCTGGGCCACGATCCGGCGCGCACGGTCGGGGCAGTGGGATTTGATGTTTTCGACCCGCGCCAAGTCATTGGCCTGGACGGGAAGGAGGCTGATCTCGAAGAGGTCGACGTCATCGAGCAGGCGGGCCTTCTGCTCGGCGCTGCGCCGCGCGCGCACCGTGCGATAGCCAATCGAGAGACCGCGAGCCGCGCCGGCCTTGGCGAAAACGAAGGCGTCGGCTCCGTCACGGGTTTCGGTGAGGATCCGACCCTTCACGCGGAGGCCGAAGCTGTCTTCCGCGACCTCGTCCCAGACGCCGATGGGGCGTTTGCTGTCGTGAGCCCAGAGCATGGCGATCTGGTTGGCGGGACGGCCCTTCAGCGAGCGGAGGAAGGCGCCCTTCTGGACGACGTCGCCCACCAGGTCGCGGTTGCCGAAGGTCGAGGCGTAGCCCTCGATCTCGCCAGCCTCGCCGATCTGCTTTAGCTCGATGGGGAATAGGGCTTTCGTCATGCGGCAACTCCCGGCGCTTCCGTGTTCATGGGGCGACGGAACTCGTCGCCGCCTGCGTAGGGCGGGCGGTTCTCGGCGGCGCGAACCTCGTTGGGGCTCAGAATCCCGTTCGTGATCGCCTTGGCGTAGGCCTCCATCCGCGCGGCCATATCGGCGCGGGCGATGGCGTCGGTCATGAACTCGATCACGATATCGGCGCGCTCATCAGCGGACAGGAGGCGGCGCAGGGCGCCCTCCCAGGCCGCGAGCCAAGGCGCGAGGGTGAGGGTAAGGAACTGGCGGCCCAGCTCTTCGGCATTCGCCCAAGTGGCTCGGCCGAGGTCCTGGACGAGGGGAGGGGGGACGCGGAAGGGCCGGCAGATCTCGACAAGCTGATGCTGGCGAAGCTCCAGGAACTGCGAGTCGACGCTGTTGAACTGAAGCTGCGCCCAGGTCGTGCCTTCCTCCAGCACGGCCGTGCCGCCGCCGCCGTCGCCGCCGTGCGCCTTGTTCCAAGCCGCCGCAGCGCGTTTCATGGCGTCAGCGCTCAGTCCCTTGGGAAGGGTCAGCAGCCCAGAGGGCCGAGCGCCGCGAGAGAAGAGTTTCGAGCCGTGGCGCTCAAGCTGGATGCTCAGGCCGATGGCCTCTCGCGCAGCCGTTAGGGGCGCTACGTCATCCGGGGCGCGAAGGTGCAGGATCTCGGTGCGGTCATAGACGCGCTTGCGCCCCCGGCTGTCCGTTACGGTGTAGATCGGCTCGCGGGTCAGCGGATCCTTGCTGACGCCGACCTGGGCGCTGTCGAGCTGGACAAGCTCCACGATCTCGCCGCCGACGCGGCCGATGTAGGCGAAGGCGCCCTGATCCCAGCGGAGGGCGGCGGACTGCATTCGCGCCTTGAACTCGAAGGCCGACGTCCACTCGTTCGGCTGATCGTGCAGGAGGGCATACAGGGGGTGGTCGGTGGCGCGATCCTTGCCACCGTTGGCGGTCCGCTTGTAGGCCACCAGAGGAAGCTGACCGACAGCGTCGGCGATGACCCTGATGCAGCCATAGGCGGCGGCGCAGCGCATCGCAGTGTCAGGGGTCACGGTGACGTTGCTGTAGCCGCGATTGAGACCGAAGATTTGCTCCAGCCAGGCGCGGCCCTCGGAGCTTTGATCGTCGGGCGCAACATCCGGGGCGCCGGTGACGCCTTCGGGTGCGGCCTTGACTTCAGAGCGAAAGAGCTTGAACAAATGAGCCTCGGAGTGATCAACACTCCGATTTTCCCCGCTTCGCGCCCCGGAAGTAGCCCCTTCGGCAAGTTTAGGCAGGCTCAAAAACCGCCTAAAAACAGGGCTCTAAAAAACCTCCAATTCGGTGACTTTGTGCGCCGTCCCCCACCGCCGGTACCCGGGCCTCTCGGCAAAGTCTGGCCCCCCCCCCACCGCAGCAGTGTCATGCGACGTCGTGCGCCTCGACCTGGTTGTCGTTCCCGGCCTGTTCCTGCATCCGATACCAGGCCTCGATGCTCGATCGGCGCGCGCATAGCGTCCCGCCCATCGTGAACATCTCGAAGCGATGCGGGTAGCGAGAGCGGCGCTGCAGGTCATAGACGCGGCCGGCGTACTTCTCGTCGCCGAAGACGTGCTCAGCGATCTCCTTGGCCCCGAAGAGCAGGTCGGTCTTCCCGCTCATCAGTCCCTCGGCTCCCAATCGCCATCAGTGCCGCCCATCGCGCGGTAGGCAGCCTGTGCCTCTCGAACCATCACGCTCCTGAGTTGGTCGTCGTGGATGAGCACAGCCCTTGCTTCGCCTCGCTCCTCCAGCTTCGGCCCCCACACCGTGAGACCTCGGCGAGAGGTGCGAACGAAAGCGCAGCGGCGGAACGTGAAGCCATTGGCCTCGCAGTCGAAGAGGGCCAGTACCGTGCTACCCCCCAGGTTAGGCTTTGGCTTGGTGATGCGGTGCAGACCTGTAATGGCTACGGCATGAAGGGTCATGAGTAGGGCTCCTTTGCAGTGGTGAGATTGAGGGGCGGGAACTGGCGCTGTGGCTTCATGGCCGCGGCTCCACGTGGACAGACAACTGATCCAGCGCATCGAACCGCGCCGACCAAACTTCCTTCTCGACCTTCAGCGCATCGATCACTTCGCTGATTGACGGGACAAACTTCATCGTCCGCCGTAGCTGGCGACAGGCGCACGCGAGCTCAATGCGGCTTGGCTGCTCGAGCATCACCTCTTCGAGCAGCGCACGGGTGAAAGCGGTCGCGTTCAGGAGATTGGCGGTAGGGAAGCTGCCGATCAGTTGTGCGAGCATGAATGAGACGTGAGCCGCTACGACCCCGCCGTCATCGTACCATTCGTTGGGCTGTGTCTTGTCCCAGAGCGCGTTCGCGCGAGAGACCCGGGCAGCGCCGCCACCCTCTCGCCAGGCCTCTGCCCGCAAGACGATCTCCGTCTCGGCCCGATCACGCGCCGTAAGGTAATCCCCATCTGGCGATATCAGGCCGCGCCAGAGGGTGCGCAGATCCGTTCGAAGCCGGTCGGTGAGGGAGGCCAGATCGATCACCTCAGCCATATCGATCGGGGACATGACTGCGGTACGGGCGACGGCCTGGGGGGATGCGGGAAGGGTCATTGGTCACCCTCCGTCGCCCAGCCGCCGGCAACCAACATGGCCGCTACCGGATCAAGACCTCTGGACTGGCGCCGCCCGTAAGGGCGAGCGCCATGGGGCGCGGCGCGCGTAAGCGCGCTGCCCCGTTCTCTCTTCTCCGAAGGAGAAGCATTCGGGTGCAGAATTTGCAGACTTTGATTGTCGTTTTCTGCAGACTTTAGTGGCGAGGAAGTCCGCAGCATTTGCGGAGTTTGGGCGCGGTTGTAGGCGGGGAAGATGCGATTTGAGTGGGTGCGGCCTGTCCTGCGCTCGACACGGATCCACAGGGCCTTTTCGAGATCTTTTACCCCGCCGACGACCGCTCGCTCACTAACGCCTGCCGTCTTCGCCAGCGTGGCCGCTGAAGCGAAGCAGTGGCCATCTGAACCGTCGTACCGCAGGATGGCCAAGGCTACGCACACGGCGGCCGGGCTCAGGCTCTCATCCTGGGCGATGAGGCCGAGTAGCTTCCACTTGATGTCCAGGGGAGCGGTCAGGGCCGACGCCCCGCGCTTGCCGCCGCATGGCGGATCGTATAGATTTTCTGGAGTTTAAGCCCTCCTAATGACCCGTTCCGAGCCCCGGTTTCGCCCGCCAGCGATCCGGGGCTTTTCGGTTTTCGAGGAGGCGGATCGTTTTGCGGTCCGGTCGTAACCGATTGATCCGCATGGGGTCCATTTTGGTCGGCTTTGCAGCTAACGGGTTGTTTTTGTTCCTTTGAGCCCAGCTTCCCAAGCTGAATGTCGCGAGTTCGATTCTCGCTACCCGCTCCAATCTTTCCGACAGATTGAGCCGGCGCGTCGCCCCGAGCTAGAGTCCACGCGGGGGCCGGACCGATAT